CCGAATAATAGTCAGGGAATCAGAGGAACGAATGATCGGTTTATTTTAGGAACAAAAACAATCTCGCAAATATTGCTCAATAGCAATACACCAACTGCAAGGAGTGCAAATCTTCCATTTGATACAACAACTTTATTAAATGTTACTGAAAACGCTGGAAAGAGTATTTTTACGTATACAGATGGAACAAAGACAGTCAGAACAACTGCTTCGATTACTGGGGTGTATCAAACGGATGCTGCTTCCTCAATTACTGCAACTTTGTATATTGGTGGAGTTGCAGTCCAGGCGTTTATTCAAAATACGTTTTCTGCAAATAATCCTTTTACGTTTACTTTTGATTTTACTGGAGACATTTTAAATACAAACACAGTCAGGATTGAATTAAGCGTTCCAGTCGCTGCCAATACTTATATTGTAACAATATCAAGCGCAAACATTAACCTTGCTCAGATCACTTCCCAGATAGTTGATGTGGCTTATAATGGTGTGATATCAATTAACGAGAATTTACCAAAAGGAATATTTCAGAAAGACTTCTTTTTGTCAATCTGCAAGATGTTTAATTTGTATGTTTTTCAGGACAATATAAAAGAAAAGCAAATAAATATTTCGCCATACATAGATTTTTATTCATCATCGGTAACGAATACTTTAGACTGGTCGCAAAAGATTGATACTGGTTCGGCGATGTCAATTAAACCGATGTCGCAATTAAATGCCAGATACTATGCTTACCGATATACGGATGATATTGATTATTATAATGAAAATTATAAAAAGAAGTACGTTCAGAGTTATGGAGATTTTATTTATGATTCAGAGTTTGATTTTGTAAAGGATACTTTAGGAACTAATATAATTTTTGCACCAACAGTATTAGTGCAGCCTACTTCGCATGGTCATCTTGACAAATATTTTTCAGCGATTTATAAATTGTCAAATTACAATACTCAAGAAGATCCAATGGATTCGGTCATCCGGATATTAATGGCTAAAAAATTAAGTATTGCGCATCAATGGCATATTAAAAGTGGAGTGAATGGGGCGGGGAGTAATTTAGCTAATTTAACTACTTACGGATATGCAGGACATTTGAATGATCCAGTTACTCCGACGATTGATATTAATTTCGGAGTACCAAAGGAACTTGAATTTCCTGCAACAACTTACCCGACAAATAATCTATTTAATACCTATCATAAGCCTTATATCTTAGAGATTACGGATATGGAATCTAAGTTATTGACATGCCGGGTTTATTTAACGGCAGTTGATATTTACAACTTAGATTTTAGCAAATACATTTGGATTAATGGCGTATTATTTAGGCTCAATAAAATAAGTTCCTACGATCCGACATCGTACCGAACTACACAAGTTGAATTATTAAAAGTGATAAACACAGACTAATGGCAGAGGAAATAATTGGAATAAAAATCACAACCGATGCCGGGCAAGCAACGGAACAAGTCAAGAAATTAGACGATGCATTTGATCAAACTGACAAATCGGTAAAGTCATTAAGAACCCAATTAAAGGAGGCTCAGGCAGATGTTGGATTGCTTTCTGATAAGTTTGGAGCGACATCTAAAGAGGCAATTAATGCGGCCAAGCGTGCAGCGGATCTAAAAGATAGAATCGGCGATGCTAAAGCGTTGACAGATGCATTTAATCCGGATGCTAAATTCAAGGCGGTTGCTTCCTCATTGGCTGGAGTTGCTGGTGGGTTCGCTGCTCTCCAGGGCGGAATGGCTTTATTTGGTAAAGAAAATAAGAATGTTGAAGCCGCTTTATTAAAAGTAAATGCCGCAATGGCATTATCTCAGGGATTGCAATCAGTTGGTGAAAGCATTGATTCATTTAAGCAGTTGGGTGCAGTAATTAAAAGCACAACAACCTTCCAGACTTTAAACAATGCAGCAACCCAAACTGCGGTAACAATTCAGAAAGCCTTCGGTATTGCAACTGTTCAAACCAGCGTAGGATTCAATATTTTAAAGGGTGCAATTATAGCGACTGGTATCGGTGCTTTGGTTGTTGCGTTAGGTTTGGTTATTCAAAACTTTGATAAAATTAGCAAGTGGATTATGAGCAGTCCGCTGGGTGCTTTGGCTAAAGGTGTTGGTAATTTGGTTGAGCAGTTTACTGACTTTATTGGAATTACAAGCGAGGCGGAAAGGAATCTTAATAAATTATCGGTCGCAAATAAACGAGCAAATGAAGACATTGAAAACAGAATCAAAGTTTTAAAAGCGCAGGGCGGATCTGAAAAAGAGATTTATGAGTTAAGTAAACAAAGAAATGAAAATGAACTCAATGATCTTAGAAATGCTAGTAAGGTAAAAGGGACATTATCGGAAGAAGAACAGAAAAAGTTTAGGGATTTAAAAGTTCAGCAATTAGTTTTAAGTGCGGAATTTAATAAGAAAAGTGCGGAGGAGGATAAGAAAGCAGCAGAGGAAGCAAAGAAGAAAAGGGATGAGGCTAATAAACAAGCTATTGAAGATAAAAAGAGTGCTGATAAAATGTTGCTTGATTTGCAAAATCAAAAGGCATTAGCTGAAATTACTTCAGAGGATGATAAGGCAAAAAAACAAGCGGAGATTAATAACAATGCAAGGATCTCTGAAATTGATGCTTTAAAGATTGACATAAAAACTAAGAATGAGTTAAAAAAAGCAAGTGAAGCGACTTATCAGTTAGAAGTTAATGCAATTGACAACAAAATAAAAGAAGATCAAGCAAAGAAGGATAAAAAGTTTCAGGAGGATTTACAAGCTACTTTATCAGATGCTCGTATTGCTGCATTTAAGGAAGGCAAAGAAAAAGAAATAGCAGCCTTAGATGAAAAAATGCTTGAGGAAACTAATAAAATACTCAACAATGCAGATTATACCGAAAAACAAAAAGGGTTATTAATTTCGGCGTTAAGGAGTAAATATGGTGCAGAAGTTGCGGCGATTGATAGTAAATTTCTAAAAGAGGCTAACGATAAAGAATTTCAAAGGTTTAAAGATATTACTAATAATGAAAGCCTAACTTTTGCAGCCAGAAAAAAAGGCGTAGATGATGCTTTAGCATTAAACAGAAAATTATTTAAGGAGGGTAAAATTGATAGTATTGCATATAGCAAAACTGAAAAGGAATTAAGCGAGGGAAGAATTGAACTCAGTAAAAAAGAAGCTGCATCCAGAGCGGAAAATGCTGGGAAAATTAGCAGTACCTTAAAGAACGTAGCTAAAGCAATCGGAGAGCATACGATTGCAGGAAAGGCGGCAGCAGTTGTTTCAACCACAATAGATACATATATGTCAGCAACTGCAGCTTTCGCATCATTAGCAAAAATTCCAGTTGTCGGTGTTCCTTTAGGTATTGCGGCGGCGGCAGCAGCAGTTGTTGCTGGATTCAAAAATGTAAAATCTATTTTAGCGGTAAAAACTCCTCCCGTACCTGGCGGATCATCAGAGCCGGGATTTATTGATATACCTTCTCCTGGTGGGGGTGTTGGTTCTATGGGTTCTATCCCTACGATTAACCAAATGGACACTCCAGATTTAGGTGGGGGAGGCGGCGGTGGTGTTGATCGTGCATCAGGCGATACGATAGTCAGGGCGTATGTTGTTGAAACAGATATTACCAATAGTCAGAGCAGGATGCAGGAGATTGAAAACAGAGCAAGATTTGATTAAATGATAAACTTTTAAATAAAAGCTATTTATAAACATGAATACTGAAATCCCTATTTATATGCTTGACATTACTGATAGCATTGAAGATGATTCACAAGTCGATTTTATCGCATTGGTAGATCGCCCCGCAATACAAAGGAACTGGAATGCATTTAACAAAACACAAAAATTTGAAGTCACTAATGAAGACCGCCGCATTATTTCTGGGGCTATTATGTTGGCTGATACGCCTATTTTTAGATCTGATAATACTTATGGTGATTATTACGTGGCTTTTAGTGCGAGCACTATTATCAAGATTGTGCAGAAATTTTTCAAAAAAGGATTCCAAAGCAATGTGAATCTAATGCACAATTCCAATCAACAATTTGAGGGCGTTACTTTATTTGAAAGTTTCATTTCAGATTCTTCAAGAGGTATTATGCCGATGAAAGGATTTGAGGATGCACCAGAGGGTAGCTGGTTCGGTTCTATGATCGTAGAAAATGATGAAGCATGGGCAAAAGTAAAAAGTGGCGAGATCATGGGTTTCAGCGTTGAGGGGTTATTCAGTTATAAACCAAAGGAAGTAAATCAGGTCACATCATTAATGGATGCAATCAAGAAAATATTATCAGAAGTTAAGTGATAAAGAATCAATTTTTAACTATTTAAATAAAAAGTATGAACGCACAAGAAGCAATTTTAAAAATAAAGGCGTTGTTTGATGACAACATTTTGCCAGTTGAAGCAGAAGTTGATCCAATGAAAGAAACTAAGGTTGAAATGGCAGAGTATTCTTTAATGGATGGAACTAAGGTTGAGATTTCAGCTTTAGAGATTGGCGGTTTGGTAACGCTTGAAGGCAACCCTGCACCGGTTGGAGATCACGAATTAATGGATGGAACGAAAATAACTTTGGATGATAACGGTATGATTACCGCAATCGAAACTAAGGTAGTTGAAGCAAGTCCAGAGGTTGATGTTGAGGCTGGTTACGATAAGAAGAAAGAGGAAGAAATGGCTGAGGCATTCAATGCAAAGATTGCTGAGTTAATGGATGCAAATGATGCAAAGATTGCTGAACTTGAAAACAAGGTAAAGCAGGGGTTTCAACAAGTAGCTGATTTGATTGAAGCGATTTCAAAAAATCCGACTGAAGATCCAATTAAAAAACCAAATAGTTTTACTGAATTTGTAAAAACAAACAGTATAAAAGAACAAAGAATAAACAAGTATAGAGACGCAATTTTAAACAAATAAAAATAAAAAACGATGGCATTTGACGTATCAACCTTAGCCGCTTATACCGAGCAAAACGAAGCCTTACTGGTAACGGATTCAGTTTTAGGCGCAAAAACTGCCGCTTTAATTAAGAGCGCAGGAAACGTAATGATTGGCGTGAAAAGCGCGGAGACAATCAATATAATGGACACAGACGCAATATTCCAAGCTGGTGGCAGTTGTGGTTTTACTGCTTCAGGTTCAACAACTTTCACTCAGAGAACTGTGACAGTTGGAAAAATCAAAGTAAATGAAGCACTTTGTCCAAAAGACTTAGAGTCAAAGTATTTACAGAAGGCTTTACCTACTGGTTCAATGTATGATTCAATTCCATTTGAGCAAGAGTTTGCTGATAAGAAAGCAAAGACAATCGCTGCTCAGTTGGAAACTGCATTATGGCAGGGAGATACTGATTCAGTTAACGTAAACCTTAACAAGTTTGATGGTTTAGTTAAATTGATTGGTGCAGCTTCGGGAGTTGTTGCAGCTAATACTTCGACTTTTATCACTGGTGCGCCAATTAGTGCTGCAACTGGAATCATTGCTACAAACGTAGTTTCAATCTTTGATGGTGTTTACAAAGCAATTCCTGCTCAGGTAGTAGCTGCCGATGACATGACAATATTTTGCGGTCAAGATGTTTTCAGGACTTATACAATAGCATTGAAAAATGCTAATATGTTCAACTATTCTTTTGACGGAAAGGCTGATTCTGAATTTGTATTGCCAGGAACTCCGATCAAAGTTATTGCTTTGGCAGGATTGAACGGAACGAATAAGATTTATGCTTTAAGACTTAGCAACTTATTCTTAGGAACGGACTTGCTGAACGAAGAGGATAAGTTTGAAATCTTCTACGCAAAGGAAGCAGATCAGGTTCGTTTTGTATCTGAGTTCAAAATGGGAACAAACGTAGCTTTCCCTGACGAAATCGTAAAGTTCATTTTATCATAATTAACGAGGGTGTAAAAACCCTCTAATTTTTTAAATTTAAATTTCAATATTATGCCATGCGCATTAACACAAGGATATAGCTTAGATTGTAGAGATAGCTTAGGCGGTATTGTCGAAGTATATTTCACAGAAGCAGCAAACGTAACTACAATAACCGAAGCGAGTGGTGTAATAACTGCATTGACTAAGGCTGCTGGGAAACGTTTCTGGAAGTACGCTTTAGTAAAAGATACTTCAATGTTTAACCAGACGATGACTGCTTCCGTAGCAAACGGAACTGTTTTCTACGGTCAAGAATTGCAGATCATCTTAAATAAGCTACAAACGAATACAAGAAATGAGTTGCTATTATTAGCACAAAACTCTTTGGTCGCGGTTGCAAAAGATAGCAACGGAATATATTGGTACTTAGGTAAAACCAGAGGTATTGATATGACTGCAAATGCAGCTTCAACCGGAACTGCACAAGGAGATAGAAGCGGATTTACTTTGACTTTTACTGGTTCTGAACCAGCTTTAGCACCAAGTGTAAATTCAACTGTTTACAATGCTTTAGAAACTCCGGGAGTATAATTTTTCATTAGTGTTTGGGGAAGCCGTTGATCAGTTGGTCAGCGGTTTTTTTATTTTGTAAAATTTACATGACTTTGCTATTTAGTTATATGATCAGGTTAACCAAGGGGCAAACACATTTAGTAATACTGACATTAACTGAAAAACAGTTATTGACGAACCCGAATTATTTATTTGTATTCACGAATCGAAGCGCAAATACAGAGATAAAATTTGTCAGGTTAAACAATACCGATTTAAGCGTTTACAAAGATCGTTATAATGAGTTCAGCATCGTTACAAATACTAATTTTGCAAATGCTTTAAATGGTCAATATGATTATCAAATTTATGAGCAAGCAAGCACCAGCAACGTAAACCCTGCAGGTTTAAATATGCTTGAATCAGGGATTATGGAATTAGTCGGAACTGCTTTTGAGTTTACAGAATATACAACAACAGATACTTACAAAATCAGACAATAAATGGATCTAAGAGTAGTCACATTTGCGGAGGCAAGGCAACCAGAATTTAAAGAAAAGAAAGGCGAGGGATACATTCAGTATGGAGATCGTAACGATTACCCAAATTATTTAGTTGATCTATTCAATAAATCTGCCAAGCATAATGCAATCATAAAAAGTAAGGTTCATTATATTTCGGCAAATGGCTGGAAAGGAAGCGAGGCAGCAGAACCATTCATTGAGAAAGTCAATCGAATGGAAAGCCTTAACGATCTGACAAGAAAGGTTTCTTTGGATGCGGAATTATTCGGTGGTTATTATTTAGAGATTATTTTTTCAGCGACCGGGCAATTATCAGAGATTTGGCATTGCGATTATACCAAAATCAGAACTAACAAGGACAACACACAATTTTGGTACAAAGAGGAGTGGAATGATCGTCTGGAAAAGCCACAAGTTTACCCAGCGTTTAATCCAGCTATTCCAAACGGAAAACAGATTCTTTATGTCAAGGAATATCGCCCAAACATGGGTTTTTATTCTTTGCCTGGTTACTTCGGTGCGCTTAATTACATAGAATCAGATATTGAAATATCTAAGCACGTTTTGGGTAATGCTCAAACTGGTTTTTCTGCAAGTAAACTAATTACTTTACCAAACGGAGAGCCTTCAGATGAGGAAAAGCGCAATATTGAAAAAAGGTTCACAAACAGATTTTCAGGATCGGATGGTAAAAAATTCATCTTAGCTTTTGTAAACGATAGTGCGAGAAAGCCAATCGTTGATGATCTGGGCACTTCGGATATTACTAAAGAGGATTTTGGGCGTGTAGATTCATTGATTCAGACTAATATATTCAGCGGACATCAGATCACAACTCCTTCGATTTTCGGTATTGCTGAGGCTGGTAAGTTGGGTTCACGTTCAGAGATGCGAGATGGTTACGAGATTTTTAAAAATACGTATGTAAATAGTAAGCAGATGCATTTGGAAAGTGTTTTTAATATGCTTTTTAAATATCGTGGCATTGAAGAACCTGAATTAAGCATCATCCCGACTGAGCCGATCGGTTTTGACTTTAGCGAAAACTTGCTTAAAGAAATCGCGCCTAAAGAGTGGTTATTGGAGAAGGCAGGAATTGACATTACAAAGTATCAGCCAGTAGTGCAACCAGCGCAATTTGCAGACGATTTCAGCGCATTTTTTGAGTTTGGCGAAGCAAAGGAAGGTTTCAATATTTGGAAGCAAAAGGAAAGGTTTGAAGATGATTCAGAGCATCAAATGTTTGCTGAGGTAAACCAATTACAAGCGAATGTTTTAGACTTGATGTCAAAGGATAAACGGATTACTCCGGAAGTATTAGCAACAACCTTAGATCAAAGCGTTAATACAATTAATTTGGTAATCAAATCGCTTGTTGATAACGGATACGTGCAAGTTAATGAGTATGTTATCGGAGAGGGAATTGATGAAAACACAATCACAGAGCATATTTTAACAGAGCCGCTGGCAGATATTTTGATGAAGGTCAAGCCGCAAACAAAAGAGATTTTAATTAGGTATTCCTATGAATGGAAAAAAGGATTTAACAACCGGGATAAGAAAACAAGCAGGCCGTTTTGTGTGGCTTTGTTGGAAGCCGATAAGATGTATTCACGTTCAGAGATTGAAAGCCTAAGCGCAAGATTAGGGTATTCTGTATGGGATCGTCGAGGCGGTTGGTACACAGAACCAGGAACTGAGAAGCACAGTCCAAGTTGCAGACATCAATGGGTATCTAATATAGTAACAAGAAGATGAGCAAGAATACATTATTTATTTCCGTTCAATCAATAAAGGATAGAACCGGGTTACATGCAAATGTAGATGAGAAATTGATTCTGCCTGAGATCAAGACTGCCCAGGATATGTACATTCTCCCGGCATTAGGTTCAGCATTATACAACGAATTACAAAGTGCGGTTGAGGCAGCTACTTATACGCAGTTGCAGACAACTTTACTGGATGACTACATTGTGGATTGCTTGATTTATTTTGTGATGTCGGAATTACCTCAGTGTTTATCTTTTCAGTTTTACAATAAAGGACTTTTAAGAAAGACTGGCGAAAATCAGGAATCGCCTTCAATGCAGGACATGATAGATGTGGCTAATAGATATAAGGCGAGGGCGGAATTTTATAAGCAAAGATTGATTAAATACCTAAAGCAGAACAATGCTTTGTATCCTAATTATCTAAATTTTGGTTCAGGAATTGATTCAATTAAACCAGATAATGAAGGCTACACAGTTAGCATGTATCTTGGTGATGCTTGCTGCAATGATGACTATACGGATGATCATAAACGGCGCAAAACTTTTTCAGAAAAATATCAGGGAAATATAGGATGTTGTTAAATGAGCAAGGAAGTAAATTTCAAAAATCAAAATAAGCTAAAAGTTTATTTAGAAAAATCAAAGAAAAATGACGTTAAATCAGATAGTAAAAGAGTTAACCAAACTGGGAAACGATCACGAACAAATTAATTTTGTTTATTTCGGTGATGTATGGGAGAGGTTGAGCAATGGTGAGGTTACTTATCCTGCTATGTTTTTTACTTTGACTGGTGCAACAGTAGGGGCTAAAGAGATAGCATATTCGTTCAGCATGTATTTTATGGATCGGATGCTAATGGAAGAAACAAACGAAACGGAAGTTTTATCCGACATGACGCAAGTTGCTGGGGATATAGTTGCGCAGTTGCGATACCCAGAGGATTATTCAATCGTAACCTGGACTCCTTCGGTAAGTATGCCGCTTAGTTTTTTTACTGAGAGCGATCCTGATTTATTGGCTGGTGTAAAGTTAGATACTACCTTAACTGTGCCATTCTTAAATGATAGATGTCAAGTACCTTCAAATTATACTTTTTAAATGGAATCGAAAAAAATAAACCAGTTAGCTACTGAATTATCTCCTGCTCTGGATGACTTGACAATAATAGGCGATCCGACAACTGGGATAAGTAGAAAAATTACGCTTTCTCAGATGGCTTCTTTATTTACTGGTACTGTGGAGGAATATGCAAATCTTGCGGCTTTTCCTTTGGTTGGTGTAGCTGATACGATTTACATCGCCTTAAATACTAACGTAATTTATCGCTGGAATGGAAGTGCTTATGTTGAATTATCGCCAAACATTATAAACTCCTTAGTATTTAGTGATGCAAATGGATTTGATGGTACAATTACTTTAGTTGGTTCGGTCGCAACCTTAACAATCACAACTGCTTTGACTTTGGGATCTCTGCCATTTATCGGCGCTTCGGGTGCATTAACTCAGGACAATGCTAACTTGTTTTATGATGATACTAACAATAGATTAGGGATTGGAACTAATGCGCCAACTACGCCGCTTGATGTTTTCGGATCTGGTATTATTTCAAGGATAAACGGAACATCCACAAATAACGCATTTTTAGGATTCGCAAGTGCAGGTACAAATAAATGGTCGCTTGGCAATGTTCAGTCAGATCACAGATTTAGAATTTTCAGCGAGGCGAATACTGCTGAATTGGTTTCTCTTTTGCAAACTGGAGAGTTTGGAATCGGGATTGCAAATCCAACTACAAAATTTCATATAGATGGAGGTGCATCTGCGCTGATTGCCAACTTGGATGCTAATGTATCTGTTGCAAAAAGTTTATCATTCCGTTCAGATAATTCCAATCGTATTAACTTAGAGGTAAGCGGAACAGAATCAGGATCTAACGTTGGTGCTGATTTCTTTATCAGAAGATACTCAGATGCTGGGGCATTGATTGATACGCCTTTCACAATCACGAGATCAACTGGTAATGCAACTTTTAGTGGTATTTTAATTACGCCGCAAGTAAAAGCTGCAACAAGTGCAGGATTAAGTATCAATGCAAATAGTGGAACACAAGTGGCTGATTTTGGTGCTGGTGGAAGTGCTAATATTACTTTCTTTGGAGGATTAAGTGGTACAAGTGCATCGTTTACCGCATCAATAACTCCATTAATATTAAAATCTACTTCTGCAACTACAATGTATACAGAGTGGTATTACAATACTTCTACATTGGTTGGTTATATTGGTAATGGTACTGGTATATTAACTGGCGCAAATGCAAGTGATTTTATATTTAGAAGTGAAGCTGATTTTGTTGTTGCAACGGGCGGTAATAATAGAAGATTGACGATTTCATCAGCTGGAGTAGCTTCCTTTACTGGAGATGTAATATTGCCTTATAGTAAATCATTAGCATTTAATTCATTATCAAATCAATATATAACTGCTGATGCTTCAAATCTTTATTTAGGAACGGCAAATGCATCAAGATTACAAATTGATACATCGGGGGTAGTTACGATTAATGGTTTAGGAACTGGGGCAGTTCAAGCTACGGCAGGGGTTTTGAGTGTTGTTTCTGATAGTAAAGCTAAAGATATTGAAGGTGAGTATATAGGTTCGGCATCTAAAGCTATTTCAGAAATACCAAAGCCTGTTTATTGGAATTATAATACTAATAGTGGTTATGGTAAAAATGCAGAAAGTGTAAAACAATTTGGGTTATTAGCAGACCAAGTTCATTCTGCATTAGGTGAGGAATTTGCACCCACGCAAGGAAGTTATAATAATGCAGGGGAATTTGTTCCAAAAATAATAGATGGTGAGAAGTCTTACGGACTATCCGACAGAGCATTATTATCATTAGCTATTCAGGCTATTCAGGAATTAGAAGCACGTATTAAAGTTTTAGAAGATAAGCCTTGACAGAAAAACAACCCAATAATGCACTATATTTGACACAAAAGAAACCCTATGAAAACTGAAAAAGAAGTAACAACACCAGAAGTACAACCAGAAGTACAAACAGAAGTACAACCAGCCCCAAAAAAGTTAAAAGTAGAATTGAAAGTACAAGAATGGGAGGCAGTATTGTCAGTTATTGAGCAGTCAACATCTCCGCACATTCAAGTTAAGGCAGTAGCAGCAGAATTAGTAAAACAATTACAACCTCAGATTAAAGATGACAAATAATAACGCTGATTTAGCGACCATAGTTTCTGTATCAGGCGCAATGCTAAGCATTGCAGACATACAACCGATAGTCACATTAATAGCTTCTTTGGTCGCTATTGTCAGTGGAATATTTGCTGTCAGGTATTACATTAAAGCAACTAACAAAATCAAATGAAAGCAGAACAAATTGAATTTATCGAAAACGAGGTAAAAGTAAACCTCATGCCAGAAATTAAGAAAGCAGTTCCAGGAGTTTTGGGATGGGTTTTAAAGGTAGTGTTCCCAAAGTTGGAACGCAAGATCATTGACTTCATCATTGCGATTGTTGAGAATATCTTAAGCAAGAAAAAGTGAGTGCAGGACAATTAACTACTAACTTCCACATTCGGGAGTTTAAATGTAAGGATGGAAGTAAAGTCCCCGAAGCATTAGAAGCAAATGTGAGGCTATTAGCTGACCAGCTACAAGTACTTAGGGACTTTATTGATATTCCTATCACTTTAAATTCTGCGTATCGTACAGAGGCTTATAATGCCTCTATTGGTGGCAGTCCGAAAAGCCAGCATAAGTTGGCAAAGGCGGCAGATTTGGTCACTTCAAAGTACACACCGAATGAGTTAGCTGACATTATTAAGGATTTAATCAAAGAAGGCAAAATGATGCAGGGGGGCGTGGGTATTTATCCCAGCTTTGTGCATTATGATTGCCGGGGAACTGAAGCACGTTGGTAACAAACAATTAAACTATAAAATCATGAATTTCACAAAAGAAACATTAAGAAGGCTTGTTTTAGAAACTCCTTCCTACTTTAAAAAACTAATTTATTTCGGAATTACTCTTGGCGCGATTGGAGCAGGATTAATGGCTATCCCAGAACTATCTCAATTTTATGCAATAGGTGAAAAGCTATTGATTATTGG